TGCAAGGGCCGTACCCGACGATAACGGCTTCCATCTTTGCCCAAATGGGCTCGTTTCGTTTTCAAAGCTCTCCATTACGGAGTTTTTTACCATGCCGCCGACGGTGTTTAGCTTGCGCCGCATTCCCGCTTCATCTAGACTGGATTCTAGCGTTTTAAGCTTTCTTTGGATCTCTTCAAGGCCTTTTAATTCTACGGGCATCTTTATCCTTTTTTGTGGTATAATTGCGTTTAGAAATAGCCAAAGATGGCGTCAGTGAGTGTAGTACGGACGTGCCGCCCAAAAGGCGGAGCGGCTATCGCGGGTTCGACTCCCGCCTTTGGCTATTTTATCTTTATTATAGTTCCCTCTCTCAACTCTTTTTCAAACTCGCTTTTTAGCGTCTTGTCAAGTGTTATTACATAGTTGCTTTGCTTAAATTTATGGATTATCTTTCTGATTTCTATCGGGATTAAATTTATTTTAGTTTTGTCCTTGTCGTCTTCAAAAACAAATACGATATTCTGATGTTTTTCGCGAAGATCCGCATAAGCCTTGCTTTCGTCATTTAGCACCGATACGATTTGCTTCATCTCCTCTACTCTAAAGGCGTGATCGTAGGCCTCTTTTCGCTTCGGGCTTGCGTGCGACAGATGCTTTTTTGTTAATATTATGCCGCCGCTATTTACGTCTAGCCCTAAAATTTTACTCGCGGCATTTGCGATAGCTTCGCCTAAAAGCCCGACTTGCACCATATTTATAGGCGTTTTTGGATCATTCTTTACGATGATCTGTTCTACGGCTTCATCAAGCCCGCTTTGCCAGACGTATAGATTTCTTTTGCGCTCGAGTTCGCCTAAAAAAGCCTTGGCGTTTTTATAAAAGTCCTTTGAAACGGCTTTGTCTTTTAGTTTTTCTACTTTGTCCGCAAATACCGCATCAAGAATATCCGTTTTGCCTACGTTATACGCCCAGTCCGGATGCGGCTCTACGCTCGGGATATTTTCGGTAACGCTCCAGCCTCTGCTTTTTAGCTCTTGTTTGGTGTATGCTCTTGCTTTGCAGCGGCAGTTCCATGCGTTTGGCGGATAGTGCGTATCCCAAAAAGGATGGTCTTTGGGCAAGATGACGCCGTGCAAAGCTCTATGCGAGGCTCTGGTTTTGCTATCTAGTACGGCAGTGTAGCGTAGAAACTCGGCGTCCGAGCTCATCGCCTCTTCGTATGCGCCCACGGCGTAAGCTACGCGCATATTCGTATTATATATATTTTTCAGCCTGCGGGATCCAACGTAAATTTGTTTGATTTCTCCGGTTTTTGGATCCTTGGCGTCTACGTTTCCAAGCCAGCCTTTTTTGACGAGAGTAGGCAACAAACTTTTCTTCCACTCCTCAAACCCCAGTCCGTTTTCGGCAGCATACGCTAGGCTTTCTTGAATGTCTGAAAGCAAATCCAGCTTCGTGATCTTGGCTACCGTAAACGCCCTATGATGAGCGCCGTGCATGATCTCGTCATAATCAAAATGCACCTCGGGGCGCTTTTGTCTGAGATATTCGACTACCTTTGTGGGCTCGGCATAAAAGTCAAATTTCACAACATCCCTTTTATATGCGCGTTTGCGATGATCTTCTCGAGCGTATCCTCGATAGCGTCAATATCCGCGCCGGGAAAAGCTTGCAGCATATTTTCATAAACCTCCTCGAAACTATCTGCGTTTTTAACGATATCCAAGATGGCTTTTTCTATCTGAGCCTCTTCGTCTTTGGTGTTTGCACTGAAAGCCGCCTTATCTATCTCGTCAAGAAACAACCGCTTTTCTTTAGCGTTTTTTTCGAGTTTAAAATTTAAATTATTTACAGGCTCCGGCAGATCGAATTCTTTAGCCATATCTTTTGGGCTCATCTGATAACCCATAGGATGCAGGATGGATAGCACCTGCGCGCGCTGGAGTAGATCGCTATCCTTTTCTATCTGTATATTTAAATCGGCTTTTTTGCCGAACGTCTTATAAAAATTTTGCACTTCTCTGGCGGCAAATTTAACGTCGCCGGCAAGTATCTCTTTGCGGTTATAGTCGTGTACCTTGCTCATCGCAAAGCTGCCCGTGGAGCTAACGTTGGAACTTAGCACCGAGCCGTTTATGACTTTCGCTATCTCGCCGTCGCAGTAGCGAACGAACTCCATAAAATCGGCCTGAGATCCGCGTCCCTCTAAAACCTTAACCGTATCGTTTGGCCCAAATACTCCGTATGAGCCGCTACGCAAGTTTTTAAATGCTTCGGCCATAAGCGAGATGACCTTTTCGTCTCCGCTGGCGCTATTGCCGATAAGAGGCGGCACCCCTAAAAACTCGGTAAATTTAAGATACTGGCTGAGCACATAGTGCTTGGCGTAGACTATCCATAAAACCTTTAGCAGTACGGGCTTTGCCGTGATGGGCAGATAAAAAGGAGGCTTAGCCACTATATCTTTGCCTTTGACGTTTAGATGAGGCTTGTTTTCCTCAAATCGTATAAACTCTCGGTCTACCTTAGACACGCCCAGCGACGCGTCGTCTTTTAAATATAGCTCAATCAAGCTAAAACCGAAAACCCTAGCCTCGACGCTCGCTTTTATGAGCTCTTCTATGTTTTCGTTCTCGTCTTCTCCCAGCGAGTGTGTAAAGAATTTGTTAGTGATAGACGATATTCTTTTTTCGCACTCGGCGCCCACGGAGCTATCTTTATCCTCGATCAGGCTAAATACGGAAAACATCTCTTGCTGGTTTTTGGTAAGTAGCGCGGCTCTAATCTTGCCGCTTGAAAGTTCGCTATAGTTTTGAATATCGGTTTTTGAATAATCGCCTCTGGGCCGTAGCGACCCTAGCATATATTTTATCGCGTCCGTTTTTTTCACTTTATATCCTTTTCGTAAATTTGCGTTTTAAGGCGTTTTTATGCCTTTTTGGTAGTCTTACTCTACCTTAAACGGCTTTTGGCATTCTAAACGCTCTCTAACCGCCTTAAAATTGATTTTTATTTATCTAACAAATCCCGCAAAAACTTCTCCTTGTCTTTTTGTTTTTGAAGTATCGCATTGACCTTTTCGTAATCGAAATTCGGAACCTTGGCTATACGCCACGCCATCTCTAAGCTATCAAGTCCGTCGTCGTGAGCGGACTTTGGGTATGTATCAAGCTCGTCTATAAAGATAAGCGAGTTTTTGTCTACCAAAATTTGAGCGTTGTTTATAGGCGGAGTAAGGCTATCTATACGAAGCTCTTTGGCTACTGAGTTTTTAAGTTCTACGATAGGCAGGTAAATCCCGAGCTCGCGAGCTTTTTTATCGAGCATATCTTTGAAAAACTCTTGAAACTGGATCGTTTCTATGGCTATTTTTAGCGGACGATTAAGCGCTAATATGCCTAGTGCCGCTTGAATTATTTTGTCTATCATAAGCTCTGGTTTTAACTTAAGCATTTTTACGCCTGCGTAAAATTTGCCCGCCAAATACCCAAGCGTAGCAACCGAGAAATAGTCTCCTTTTGTTTTACCAAGAGCCGGGTCTATGCCCATATAATACGCGTCGCAAACGGGCATAATATCAAAGGTTTCATAACCGCTAAAGCTCGTTTCTTCGCGGCTCAAAGGTGTGTTTTGGTATTCGGACATAAAAGCGGCTTTTGAGCTAATAAATTCGTTCCAATACTTTGTCTTACTTAGCGAGCTATCATCCAAAATAAACTCGCTCAAATCCGGCTTATCGGCGTCGATATTTGACGGGAATTCTCTAACCAAAGGATAGCTAAGCGTCTTAAAATCGCGCCTGGCTTCGATACGAAAAAGCAAGCTGTCGTAGTGTAAGGTAGTGCCTACGATGATGATATTATGAGTTTCGTCTCCCCTGGCGGGCAGTTTCATTATGGCCTTTTCAAACCAATTATAAAGCTTGTCGCGCTGCGCTTTGGTCTCTACGTTTTCGTCGTTCTCAAGGTCGTCGCCTATGATGAGATCGGGGCGAAATCCTCGCCAGTTTTCGCCTCTAATTTTCTTACCCGATCCAAATACGCTAATCTTAAAAGGAGTATTTCCGCTATAAAATACAATCTCTTCTTCCGTCCATTTATCGCCTTTTGCGATGCCGAAGTCTTTTATAAAAAGATCGTTTTCCTCAAATTCGTTTCTGATAAATTCAAGCGTCTTTTTGCTGAGCGTAATGGTGGCCGAGATGATGATAGCGTTGCGTTTTTCTTGTTTAACCGCCGTTTTATAGATGGTATAAAGGCGCGATATTAAAGTAGTTTTTGCCGCGCCGCGGTAGGCCTTAAAGAGCAAATTTCTATTTTTGCGCGTGAGCTTGTCGGCGTTTTTGTAGAACTCTTTTCTAAAAAAGCTGGTTTCGGGAAAGCGCACGTGATGGCTAAAATAAATTTCTACCATCTGCAAAAAGCCGCTTTTGGCTCTACGCACGCGTTCTTCTTGCAAGGGGTCGCTTATGCGCTTGAGTCCTTTTAGCTTGGCTCTTAAAATTTCAACGTCGCTCATATTTTTTTACTCCGTAGCGGAGCCAAGCCCCGCTTTACGGGCGGAAGCGCAAGCGCTCCCTGCACCCACCTAAAGTTATATGTTTCGCTGCTCGCGAAACGATAATTAGCGTTTTTCATACCTTAAGCGTCCGTTGAAGTATAGCGTCAGCGTTTTGGGCTAAAAAGTCGGTTACATGATCGTTTTTGCTTTTTTCGGCAAGGTCGGCTATTTCGTTAATGGCGTTTTGCACCGCCGATAAAACTTGAGCTTTTACGTCTGTTTTTAGGGGAGCCTTAAGGCGGTAGTATGCGCCGCTATACTCTTTGAGAATTTTTAGCCGCTTTTCGGGTTCTTGCTCTTTAACCTCTTCAAAAGCGCGATCAAAACTATCTATAAGAGTGAGTATAAACTCTTCTTCGCTTTTTCTTATGGTGGCGACGTCTCTGTTTTTTGCCAGCGCCAAAGCATCCCAGTCTACGCCCGCTGCCTTATCTTTGGCTTTTTTCTTATATATAGTTTGACGGGTCACGCCATGGGTTTTAGCGATATCGGAAATCGAATAGCCCTTGATATACATATCTTTCATGTCAATATTTTTCATATAAACCAGCTCGTCTTTCGATCTAAATTTCTGCCCCCAATTTTATTTCGTAAAAAAATAAATTTCACTCTATATACCGCATATATAGAGTGAAATTATTTTTAAAAACCCATAAAATTAGCGCAGATTTTTTAAAGGAGTATGCCCGTGGACGGTGTAAGAAGCAAAAACCTACTATCGCTAAATTATAAAGAAAACGAGCCCGTAAAGGTCTCGCCCGTCGGAGAAATAACGGGCCTTGACGGACGCGTATTTATGATCGACGGCGCCGCGCTGCTAAAACGAATATCGTCAAACGGACTTCATATACCACTTGACGAAAACCACAGCTTCGGCGGCGCGCTTGGATGGTTTGATAAAGACAGTTTCGAGCTAAGAGACGACGGGATTTACGCAAAGCTCGAACTAAATAAAAACGGAGCGGCCCTGGTAAACGATAAAGTTTATAGATACTTAAGCCCGGTCTACGACACCGACGGCAGATACGTAACGGGCCTTGACAGCGTCGGTCTCGTCAATCGCCCAAACCTACTAAACAATACAATCAACTCAAAAGGAGAGAACATGAATGAACTTGAGGAGCTAAAAGCGAAATTTGAGGCTTTGCAAAAAGAGCTTGAAACGAGCAAAGCCGCAAACGAAACGCTAAAAGCGGAGCTTGCGGAAGCTAAAAAGCCAGCCGAGCAACCAAAACAAGAAGAAAGTAAAACAGGAAGCGAGGAAGCAAATAACGTCTCAAAGCAAATCGCCGAACTAGGCGCGAAAATAGCCAAGATGGAAGAAAATTTTAAAGGAATTTTTGGAAAATCCGAGCTGGAGAAAAACACAAAAGCGAACGCTTTGACGGATGAGCAAAGCAAGATAGCGCGAATGCTTGGACTTAGCGACGAAGAATATAAAGGAGGAATGAACTAATGGCGCACTTTGAAGAAACGGCGATCGGCTTTAAAGCCACTTTTCAAAAAACGTTTAACAATACCAAAAGCGATGCGGACGTACTATCTATGCGTATAGAGAGCACTGATTTAAGCGAGAAATACGTATGGCTGGGTAACTTCCCTATGATGAAAGAGTGGATCGGAGATAGGGACGTTAAGAAATTTAAGGACTACGGGTACGCCCTAGAAAACGTGCCTTACGAGGCTACGGTAGAAGTGCCGGTTAACCACCTCGAATACGATAAGGTGGGAGTATACAAGCCCGCGATCGAGCAAATGGCGTTTAACGCCAAAAAATTCGGCGCCGCTTTGACCGCAAAAATTTTGCTTAACGGCGAGGATACGACCAAGGGCAAATGCTACGACGGCAAGCCGTTTTTTAGCAACGCTCATGCCATGGGAACAAACACATACGCAAACGTAGGCACCGGAGCATTAACGCCGGACAACCTAATTGCGGCAGACGCACTGATGATGAGCATAAAAGGCGATAACGATCAAGCGCTGGGGGTAACTCCTACCCATCTGATCTGCGGCCCCAAAAATAAAAAACAAGCTATACAGGCAGTGAAAAAAGAGTATCTAACCGGAGGGGAGAGTAATCCGACGTACCAAAGCTATGAGCTTTTGGTGTTGCCTGAAATAACAGATACCAGCTGGTATCTGATGGATCTTGGAAAACCGGTCAAGCCTTTCGTGTTACAAGTGGCTAAAGACGGAGTGTTTGAGTCGAGCAACGACTATAAATTTATGAAAGATAAGGCGCTGTTTGGCTGCAAAAGCTTTATGAACGCCGGATACGCGTTGTGGCAGCTTGCATACAAGAGTAGCGGCGTTTGATAGATGCCGCCCCTCAAGCCAAAACGACTAAAAATAAGGAGGACTCATATTCATGGCGCACTATTGCATAGACGATTTTAGAGAGGTTGGCGATGATAGAGAAGTTGCTACAAAGAGCGAGGCAGAGCCTATACAACCAGGAGGAGATCAGCCGACAGCTTTGCCAAACGGCGATGAACGAAGCCAGGCAGATAACGAGCAACAAGGAGATACCGGAGGCGATGCTGCTAGATCTAGCGATGTTTCGTCTGAAGCTGCACTTAAAGACGGCGGAGATAATGGAATGGGAGACGGCTCTGGCAAAGGAGGCGATAAGGCTGGCGCAAAGCCTAAAAAGTGAGGACGGTAAGCTAGGCGTTTGTGCGCACGGGCAAAGAATGTCCGAGTTTGACGACCCGGGCGCTAAGATATGGCTTAAATTTGGAGACTAAGATGAGGCTAAGAGAAGCGATAGAAAAAATCAAAGAGATATTTCCTAAAGCTATTTGCATAAACGGCGTAGAAACCATTAAGCAAAACGGCCTTTATCTGGTGTTTGACGGCTGCGAGGCCGTATCGCCCGCGATAGACTTAGCCAAATTTGCTCTCGTGCTGGCGGCAAATTCGCTCGATAGCGATAATTTTGCGGCGCTAAGAGAGCTTGAGCAAATCAGAGCCGAGCTTTTTCGCTTCGGCGCTAAATACGGCAAAAACTACTATAAACAAACAAAAGCCGCAAAATTCGAGGGCAGTACTCTGTATCTATATGCGGTAATTTTTGAGATAGAGATCGACGTCGTAGAAATAGATTAAATAAAAAAAAGGAGACAAAAAATGGCACAAGAAAAAGTAGCAAGACTTGCCGTAGCTACGGTGAGTTTCACGCCTCAAGGCGCAAACGAGAGTATCACGCTAGGCTATCAGCAAAGCGTATCGCTCAATAGGACCATAGAGAAAAAAGAGCTACTCTCAAACGACGAGAGTCTGGGGGAGACAGTGATGGAGCTTGAGACGAAAGCCGAATACAACTTCAGCACAGAAATCGGCGACATAAATATCGCAAATTTGGCGCTTTGCTTCAAGGGCGTAGTAGAGGACGTGACGTACGCCGCAGCCGGCAAATTTTTCAACGGCAAGACCATCAAAGCCGACACCGAGCAAATACGAATCGGCGATCCGGTGCTAAAAGACGGCAAGATCTACACCGCTACCGAAAACATGGCGGCGGGTAGCTTCACGATTGATAAGTGCGCCCCGAGGATATATCCCGCAAAATTCAAAAGAATCGCGCCGCAAAAACTCGCAAATTCGCTCGGCAAAATCATCGTCGAGGGTAAAAACCTAGCTACGGGCAAGGCTCAAATTTTAGTCATCCCGCTAGTGAATCTCAGCTTTGAGGGCGACGTGAGCGTAAGCGGGACCGATTTTGCCAAGCTAAGTCTCAAGGGCAAGGTGCTAAAGGCTCCGGGCGAAAATCTATTTAGCTTTATGGACGGCGAATAAACCGCTATGGGCTTGTCTCGCCGCCTTATGCTTTGTTGCGTTTTCGGTTGCTTCACTGCGACGCACGACAAGTGCGCCTCATTCGCGCCCTTAACGCGCCTCGCCTAAGATTGCGATACTTCGCCCTAGTTTTTCTATGGATAAAACGCCATTAATAAACAAAATTTAAAAAGGAAAAAACAATGAAAACACGCTTTCCGTTTGAGATAAACATCGACGAAAACAAATTCAAACTCGAGTACAGAGAGCTCAAAAAGAGCGAAGCAAGAGAGCTCGTAGCGGAATTTGCCGAGCTAAAAAAGCAAATAGACGCTAGCGACACGCTCAAAAGCGAGATAGCTTCGCTTGAAGAGAAAAAGGAGATCAAAAACGGTATAGCCTCTACCCAAAGCGGCGACAAAAAAGCCAAAACGCTACAAGAAGCGCTTGCACTGATTGAGCAGATAGACGCAAAGCGCGCGGAGCAAAAAGAGCTAGCTAACGCTTCTATCGATCTTGACGTAGCGGCAAAGAAGAGGTTTGATCTTACTCTTGGCGGAGAGGACTTGGAGAAATTCAAAGCCGAAATCGAGGATAAAGGCCTAAGCTATCTATCGGTTATGGGCGCCATTGACGCCGCTATAGAGGCCGAGCGTGTAAAAAAGTAGAAAGGATGCTTGCCTGCGTTGAAGCTAAGATGAGCCCGGACGAGTTCGGGCTTGATTATTATGAGGCTTTGATGCTTCATGGGCAACAAATGGCAAGCGTAGTGAGACGAGACTTTAACGGCGGATATTTTGAATGCGAAACGATCGTTTTAAAAGCTTTTTGCAAGCGTTTTAAAATCGATTTTTTATGGATGTTTGACATTTCAAAGGCATTTAATAGGATTTTAAACAAAAAGGATTAAGGGGCGAAACATGAACTATAAAGATAAATTTTTAGCTTTTTTTGTGTCGTCCATCATTTTTGCCGCTGCGACTAGTAGTGTAACCAAGCCTACTATCAAAGCGTTACCCGAGCTTAAAACGTCCGTGAGCGCATATGCTACCGCTACCGTTATCGCAAAAAGCAAGCAACCTAACAAAGCGTATTTGATCAACCCTAGCATCTTAGCTCCTTTCGTTTTTCTATATATATTTTACCACAAAGTAGCCAACTATGTCTAGAAATAACGACGTAAATATCACCATAAGTATAAACGGCGATACGCACAACCTAAGGGCGGCCAGAGAGGACGTAAACGCCCTAGGGCGCAGCCTAAATAACACCGACACTATCGCAAACGCCTTACGTAGCTCTTTTGGTAAGATAGCCGCATCGGTAGCTAGTATAGGAGCCCTAGCTGTTGGCGTCAAAGAGCTTGCGGCTTCGGGCATCGAAGCAAACCGTAGCTTTGAAAACCTAAAAATTCAACTAACCGGCCTAATCGCCGCAAACTCCTCAAACGTAAGTATGATGGGCAAGACTCTCGATGCTCATACCAAATGGAATATGAGCATGAAAGAAAGCGAAGGCATCTTAAAAAAGCTAAACGAGACCAACGCCAAGACCAAATTTACGCTTGAAGAGATCACGGGTGCCTTTAACATGTTTTATGCTACCTCTGCGGGGCAAGGTAGCCGCGCCAAAGCCGTGCAGGCTATGGATAGCATAGCTCTAGCCGCCCAGGCCGTAGGCAAAAACCTAAGCGATCTAACTCCTATGATGGATAGCCTAGCTACGGGCACGGTAGTAGCCGCTTCCGAGATGGGCAGCTTCATGAAGATCGTGGGGCTAACCAACGAAGAGCTAAAAAAGGCAAGCTCCGAGGGCAAGGTCTACGATCATATCATAGAAAAACTAGCAAAATATAAAGAGCTTAGCGCCGAGGCGGCTAAGGGCTACGAAGTGGCTTTGGGATCGCTAAAAAACGAACTCACCGAGCTCACTAGAGAGCTAACTAAGCCGATGTTTGACGTACTGACTTCTGGCATCGCCTCTTTTTCAAATTTCGTCAAAGAGAACAAAGCTACGATCATAGAGTGGGCGGGGTATATCGGGGAGACCGTGAAGCATCTAGGCCTGCTTGCCGGAGCATTCGTAGCAGTAAAGGGTGCGGGCATACTTTGGGGCGGCGCATTGTCTCTTTTACAGGGAGGACTTGCGGCTATAACCGGCATGCTGCCTATATTTACGAGCTCGCTTACGGCTAGCCTTACCGCCGCCGCCGCCCTTCAAACCGGCCTTGCAACGCTAAATAAAGCATTCGCTACGCTTTTGCCCGTAGCTACGATCTACCTCATATATGAAAGCATAGACGCTATAAAGGCGCTAAACGGAAATCTCGAAGAGGGAGCAAATAAGCTAAATAGCGTACAAAAATTTATCTATAACTTCCTCGACGCGTTTGCTACTCAGCTTCAAATAGCGCAGATGAAGATATATCAGTTCGTAAACGATCTAAAAATCTTGGCGCTAAAAGCAAAACAGTTTTTCGCCGAGCTAGACGATAACTACAACCCTTTTTCGGACGGCGGCGGTGTGGAAAAGATAAAAGGTCAGATAAGGCTACTAGAAGAATACAACAAAGGCTATCAAGGGCTAATAGAGCAGTACAAAAAAGATAGCGTAAAAAGACGCTTGGGGCTAGATGGATTTGAAACACGAGAAGTAGACGGACAAATAACCGTCATCAATAAGAGCGCAAAAGAGGCTAAAGCTAGCGTGGATGAGCTAAAAGATGCCGTAAATTCTCTACCGGGCGCCGCGGGCAGCGACAAAGCCAAAGAAAAGTTTGGAAAAACGCAAATTCTAAAAGATCTAACCGACGATTTAGAAGAAGCTAAAAAGCTTTTAGCGGATCTAAAGCGCGAAAACAAAGACGAAACGCTCATAAAGCGGGCTGAAAAATATATCGAAGATCTCGAATATAAAATCAAAAATTTCTCTAAAAGCGCAAATATAGCCGTAGCCGATACGGGAGCCCTAAAGAATGCGCTCAAAGATATAGCCGAGGTAAATTTCACGGATATAGAGAAAAAGACCCAAAGAGTGATCGACCGCTATAACGAGATGCTAGGCCTTGGCGTAGGCCGCCAAAAAGCGCGAGAGTATCTCAACTCTAGCCTTGCACAAATATCAAACGAGCACCTAGCCGAGATTGAAAAAAGCGAAAAAGAGATGCTCGAAAAGCAACTTGCACTTAGAAGCGAGTACTACACGGCTATCGGAGACAAGGAAAATGCGTGGCAAATCAAAAAAGCCGAGCTAGAGAAAAAATACCAAAATCTGATCTTTGAAGACGGCAAAAAGATAACCAAAGAGCAACTCGACAAGCTCTTAAAAATGGAAGAAAAGGCCTTTTTGCAAGGTTCTAAAATCGCTAAAAAATCATTTGGCGACATCAAAAACAGCTGGGCCGACACGGTCTCAAGCATGCAGAAAACCGTCGATGACGGCTTTTTCAATTTTTTCATAGGCAAGACAAAGAGCCTCAAAACAGCCCTCAAAGACATCGGCACAAACCTGTTTCGCGATCTAATCAGCCCATATGCGCGAACTCTCTCGCAAGGATTGGCGGGCGGTTTCGGCGCATTGCTTGGCGGCGGCTCAAATCTAGCGCAGATAGCTACCGACCTTGGGCTATCAAAGGCTGATAACGGCGGTTGGGTGGGTACGATAGGCAATACCGCAGTCGAGTTATCAAGTAGAGGCGAGATAGTAAAGGGCGCGGGGGCAATAGATCAAAGCACGCAAAAACTGCTGGGCTCTATCTCAAATTTAAAGACCGCATACGACGCCTTTACGGGCAAATTTGCATCACCTTTTACAACCTTCGGTAATTACCTAACGGGCGCAGGCTATGCGGGCGCCGGCTCGTTTATGTCGGGCATGGGCGGAGGTATAGCTAATCTTTTCGGAGCGGGCGCCGGGGTACCTGCGGGTATGACGCCGGGTATTACGTCGGGCATGGGCGGCTCTACTATGTGGGCGGGCACGCAATACGGCGTAGCTAGCGCGAGCCCTTACTATTCCGCAGGCGCGGGGCTCGGTGGCGGTCTAGTCGGTGGCGCTGCGGGCTACGGTATCGGCACGGGGCTTGATAAGGCTTTCGGCGCTCAGACTTATGCGCCGTATACCGGGGCTGCCGCAGGTGCAGCCGTAGGCGGGGATGCCGCAATAGCAGGCTCTCTCTCTGCGGTACCGGTTTGGGGCTGGATAGCCGCAGCCGTAGTGCTTGCGATAGGCGGTATGATAGGAAAATCGAAGATCACCGATTGGGGCTATCAGGTAGGACAAGATTTATCGCTAGGCCTCGATAAAGGACTTGACGGCGGCGTCAATAATTGGAAAGAAAAGACCAAAAAGAGCTGGTTTAGCAAAAGCGTCTCAAATCAAACCTCGCCGATAGACGAGCAAACTCAAAAGATGCTAAATCAATACGTCCGCACTAATAGCGTTTTACTTAAAGAATTCACAGGCGGCAACTTCAATCTACCTGCGCGCACCTACAATAAGCGTACTCTAATCGATGAGGGCTTTGGCGGGGCATTGATCGCAGGCGTAATGGGCAAAAACTACGACAAGGCCTTAAGCTTTGGCGGTAATGAGGGCGAGTTAGAAAAAACATACCGCTACTGGATGGAGCAGGCTAAGCAAGATAAAAAAGAGACTTACGATTTGCTAGCCGAATACGTAGGGAAAATAAACTCAAACATCAAAAATCTAAAGCTCGAAAGCCTAAACAATAGCCTGGAAAGGATGAAATTTGCAAACGATGAGGCTTTGGACGCACTTAAAACGCTTAATAGTGGACTTGGGGCGTTTAGCAACGACATCGACCGCGTAGGCAGAGATATGGCTGGGCAAATAGAAAAAGCCTACCGCGAAGCCCTTAAAAACGACTTTTCAAAAGAGACCATTCAAAGATACGAGGCACTAACCGAAGCATACAAAAAAGCCAAACAAGCGCAGGACGATTATTTAAAAGCCATATTAAATTTCACTCAAAGCGTCGCAGGCACGCAGGGCGGATTTTATCAGGCGCTAGGATTTGATACGAACTTTTTAACTTTGCAAAACATCTACACCAAATTTCGCGCTCTAGCAGGAAGCATAGAGGGGGATCTAGGTGCGGACGAAATGAGCCGCGTCTCAAAGCTGGGGAATACGAACGATCCTAGGGTTTGGGCGGAGTATTTCTACCGTATGAGCGCGCGCGAGTTGCAAGAGTTTCTAAGTAGCGGCAACGTCGAAATGAGAAAGCAGTTACTCGAAACCGTAACCGAGTACAACAACCACAGAAACCAAAACGGCGGGCACGACGTATGGATGAAGTCCCTAACGGGCCTTGAAGAAATAATCAAGCAGATCAAAGCCCTAGATCTAGCGGAGCAAGCAAGAAAGACGCTCGAAGCGCAAAAACAGCAACTCGCCGTCCTAAATTTGCAAAAAAGCGCGATAGAAAAGCTAGCCTCTATGGCCTCAAAGATCCGCGAAAACGTCATAGATAATCAAACCGCGGGCATAAACTACGCCCTAGCGCTGCAAAAAGCAAAAGCGGCGTTTAGAGCGGGCGAATACGACTCAAAGGCTTATGATGAGCTAAATAGCGCCGTAGCCAAACAAGAGCAAAACCTGCGGGATAACGCGGCCACCTACCAAGACTACCGCTACGAGATGCTGCGTCTTGCCAACGAGGTAGAGGGTATAGGCGGCGACGTAAATTTGGGCGATTTGCTCGAGCAAATCAAAAAGCTTGACAAACTGCTAAATAGCGCAAACGATACCTATTCGCAGCAACTTGACGCGCTCAAAAAGCAAAAAGAGGCGCTAGAGCTTGATAGCCAAAACCAAATCAACGCCCTGCACGATTTGCTCGGCAAAGATAGCCCCGTAGTGTCATATCTGCAAGCCGTTAAAGACGCGATCATAGCAGGCAAGGCTGCGCCCGAGTACAAAGGAGCGCCGCCCGCAAATATAGCAAACGGAGCTACCACCGCAAACGGCGCGCTGATAAGCTCAAGCCTAGACCGCGACATAAACGAGATATATAAAGACGTACTAGGCAGAAGCGCCGAGCAAGGCGGACTGGACGCATGGAAACGAAAAGCGCAACTAGAGGGGCTAAGCAAAGAGCAACTACGAGCACAGATAGAAGCCACCGCAAGAGCCGCTACGGGCGGCAATTCAAAACAAGACTTCATTGAATGGAGCAAAAAGCGAGGCTACAAGCCCTTTGCGGACGGGGGCATCGTGACCAGGCCTACAAGAGCGCTCATAGGCGAAGCGGGCTACGACGAAGCGGTCATTCCGCTTGACGGCCGCGGCATCAAGGTAGATATGGGCGGAGCCTTTGAGGCGCTGGCAAAGAGGCTAGAGCGAGTAGAGCAAATAGCCGCAAACATAGGAAGGGACGTGAGAGAGATGGTAATGAACGCAAGGCAGACCGTAGAAAACGGAGCCGTAAACGTAAGGAGCATAGCATGACGGTAGTAGAAAAAGTGGATCTAACCCTCAAAGAGACCAACGCGCCAGCAGATACGATAAGAGCCTTTTCAAAGGGTATGAACGTAGAGCTTGGCGAGGAGATCATATATGCGGACGAAAAATACAAGGCCGCAAAGGCGATGACGAATATCCAGACAGAGCCGGATAAGGATATAGCAAATTTTGCCCACATGGGGGCCATCAACGAAAAAGCGATGTTTGATAGGTACATCGGCACGCAAACGAGGAAAAAGGACGGGCAGCCGCTGAAATTCAAAATAGATACGGGCAAAAAGCGCGTGAACTGTTTTAGCTTTTTCAACGTAGACGGCAGCGAGATAACAGTGCGTAAAGCCGGCGCCGTAATAGCGCATAAACGCCTGCTTAATGCCGGAAGTCGTAGCTGGTGGGAGTATTTTTTCGAGTTTGGGCAAGACTACAAAAAAGACGTGGTATTGTATGCAGACAAATACTTCGGAGAGTTTGAGATAGAAATCACCCCAAACCGCTTGGGGGCAAATTTAGGTCATTTTTCGGCCGGGCAACGGGTGTTTCTCGGGTATACCGAGCTAGAGGCGGAATTTGGAGTCAACGACTACAGTAGAAAGCAAAAGACGGCCTACGGAGACGTCTTCATAGCAAAAGGTCGCACGGCAAACTATATGAGCCTTGCGGTTGTGCTGCCTACCCCGCAGATAGACCGCACGAGAGATACGCTCAAAAACCTATGTGGAGAGCTTACGACCTTTATCGGCGATGAAAAGGATAAAGGCTTCAAGAGCCTGCTAGTCTTTGGCTTTCTCAATGATTTTAGGATCAAGATCACGGGCGAGCAGTATAGCGCGCTCTCGATCAACGTAGAGGGAATAATCTAAATTTAAAGGAGAGAAAATGAAACAAATAACTAAGTTGCCTCAGCCGCCTACCACGGCCGAGCCTCAAAATTTCGACGACCGAGCCGATGCGTTCGTAGGCGCGCTACCAAAATTCGTCACCGAGACCAATGAGGTGGCGGCAGAGGCGGAGCAAACCCTGCAAACCGTACAAACACTCAAAGAAGACGCGGACGCCTCAAAACAGTCTGCGCAGACTTCCGCGCAAACGGCTAGCGAAGCAAAAGAAGCGGCGGCAAGAAGCGCAAGCGAGGCCGAGAGTAGCGCGCAAACCGCAGAGCAAATCAAGACGCAAACGCAAGAAATCAAGCAAAGCGCGCAAGAAGCGCTCGCGATTATCGCGGCCGCAGCCCAGAGTAGCGCGCAAGCGGCAAGGCAAAGCGAGCAGGCCGCCGAGCAGACAAAAACAGAGCTACAAACGGCTACGAATACGCTAGAGCAGATGAAAAGTATCGTCAAAGACGGCTTCATCGACGATACGGCTCAAAGCGAGACGAAAAGCTACTCGAGCAAGAAAATCGCAGAGCTAAACGAGACGCTAAAGACGGACGTAACCCAAAAACTAGACCAAACCGGCAAAGAAATTAGAACCGCAGCTATGAGCGGGGCTATGCCGTCTGCTTACGAGAGCGACCTTGCGATGTGGGATTATATGGAGATTTTCCCGGTCACGGCAAACGAGCAGCAGGTTCCTACCGGTCAAAACAATTATGCCCTTTTGAGTACTCTTTTGTTTGAAGGCGACATTAATCTCTGGATGTATAACCATAGCGTAATGCCTATCGCGTTTGAGGGATCGGACGAAATCTTGCCGTATAGAAAAGGCGACGCAGCGGCTATACTCAATATACAAAAAATAGTAACGCTAGTAGACGGCGGCAAGGCATACGTATATTGTCAAAAAGACAGTAGCGTCTATATTTTTAGCGCAGCAAAAGGGATGAAAGACTTTAGCAAAAATAGTCAAACTCCAAACGTAGATCCGCTACAAAGCTTTGAGAGCAAATATCTGATCTATCTGGATACGTCAAAAAAAGAGGCTCATGTTTACGCGGTGGACGCGGTGGCTGGGACTTTAAAATTCGCGTTTAAGAAAAAGATAGACGACGATAAATTTAGCGCTTACGGGAGCGCTTATGTGGCGTTTAACTACCTAAAAATAGGCGACTTTACGTTTAAAATAACGGATACCGACCTAACTCTTGCAAGCGAGGGCGAGATTTATCTGCCTAAGCGGCTAGACGGCGATATTAGGACGCCGTTTCATCGTAGTTCGCCTAGCGGCTTTATTATCTCGGGTGAGTATGTTTACGACGTTAAAAGCGGTAAGGCTTCAAAACCCATCATAAATCTTAAATTTTCCGGTTTTTTAGGAAGAACCGACTATTTGGTAATAAAAAACTTTAGCGACGAATATTATTCCCCTAGCTACATCTACGACGTTAAATACGGAGCTAGATGCGTTCGTATGCCTGAGGAATACTACCCCGTAAACGTCTCTCTTAAAGACGGATACGCTTATGTCTTATTTGTACGTGCAACTTCAAGAAACCCTAGATTTTATATCCCAGACATAATAATGGGCATAAAAATACCGATGAAATTTTTAACGGGCAAAAACTACAAAGGATAAACAATGAAAGAGTATTTTAAAAACGACGACAAACAGTTTGCGTTTAGACCAAAAAAGGCTTTGCCTTTGTCTTTAATGCAGCCTATAAAATTAAATTTAATCGGCGAGCTTGATTTTTTAGACGAGTATCAACGGCTTATCAGGATAGACGAGGATAATTTTTTATACGCAAGCGTCGACGGGCTTTTTCGTGGGACTGCCGGGGCGCAAAAATATGCGCTTGCGATTTTAAATATAAAAGACAACACCCTTAAGGGAATAGACCTAAAAAGAAGTACGCCGACCAATTTTAAACTAAGTTTTTGCTTATTTAAAGGCAAGCTAGAGATTTTTATAAGTTTTATGGGCGAAAATAGAATATTCTTAGTAAAGGATTTAACCATAGTAAAAGTACTAGACGGCTATACGGTATATTCGGACAGCAATAGCTACTATGGGTATTGCGGATTTAATGGAGTGCTTAAAGGTACTTTTAGCGAGGGAGTATGCTATATTTTTGATGGAGAAAAACTATCCTATTCGCCAAACGCTCGCTATGGCGAGGGGCGCCCCATTGTCAGCCCCGGCAGTACTTTTGAAGGGGCTATAGTCCCGTATATTCTAGGCGACAGCGACTTTTCTAGGAAAAGAAGGGAAAATTTGTTAGCAAATCTTATTGGAGCCTCAACGCCGATATTTAGCGGCAAGGCGATATTTCTAAAAAAAGATGAGCTATATATAACGCCGATTTTTCAAGACAACGTTATTGAGATCAAGGAGTAGCCGATGAAACCAACCCCAAAACAATGGCTACAAGTAGCCAAAAATTTCATCATCGAGCTTCCGCTTGAGATACTCGCCTTTTTCGTCGTGCCGATCGCTTTGCTTTTCGCAAAAGAGAGCGACGACCATCTGCCACGCTGCTTTCTCTGGTTTGAGGATGCGGATGACCACTACGACGGACAAAGCGCAGCGATCAACGGCGACGGCGGATGGAGACGGGACCACTTCCCGCCCCCTAAAAACCGCACATACCGGGCAAGGCTTTGCTGGCTTTTGCGAAACCGGATCGGGTTTTTTTGCGTCAAATACCTCGGCGTCAAGACAAGCGACATAGACCCTACCTCCATCAAAACGTTCGGAGACCCGTCCGTCACGTCAAACGGTGGCAAAGTAAGCTCGTGGTGCAAGGTAGAGTGTCGTCTCAAAGACGGCAGGGAGCGTTTTGGCTACTACCGCACGATTAGGTGGAACAAGCGCTTTTATATCCGCATTTACGTGGGCTGGAAACTGATGGATATAGCCGGCGCGAACACGTCAAACTGGAGCGAATACACAGAGGGCGAGGATAAAAAGGTGCTAAAGACAGTTTGGGCGTTTCACCCCATGAGAAAGGTCAAAGAATGAACGCATCGACAAAGAAATTCGCGGTTATCGCGGCGGCTATCATTATCTTGGCCGTCGCCGTAAAACTACTGAAAGGAGCGTGAAATGGGCTTTTTGAATATCAAATTTCTAATATCAGTGGGCGTCGCTATGCTGATAGCTCTCGGCGGCGCGGGGATTGAGATATGGCGATTAAACGGCGCAGTTTCAAGCGCAAAAGCCGAAACACAAGACGTCAAAGACAAGCTAGAAAAAGAGCAAACAAAGCTAGCCCTCAAAGAGGCGGAAAGCCAAATTTATGCGGCAAACCTCTCCGAGTGCAACTCTAAGATCTCCGCTCAAAACGAGGCCATCGAGAGTATAGCGCTGGATATGAAAAGGATCCGCCAAAGCCAGGCGGGGCTGAGAAAAGAGCTGCAGGCCAAATACGAAAGTATGGAGCCTCCGCCAAAAGACAGCGGATGCGAGAAGAAGCTGGGATACTACGAAAGGCTGTTTAGGGGGCTAGGAAAATGAAGATAGAAAAAGCGATCGAATTTGTCCTTATTTGCGGCTTGATCATTATACTTTGCGGTTGCGCGGGGACGGAGTCTCGGATCATAGCACGCACCCAGTATCAAGACGTGGACAAACCCGTGCGCTGCAACGTGGAGCTACCGCCAAAGCCAAGCTTTGACGAGAGCGATCCATCGACCGCCGGAGCCGTAGCGGCATATCACGAAGAGGTCGAAAGGCTGCTTTTGCTGTGCGTAGGAGAGAAAAGATGAGCGAGCTAGTGATTAGAAAGATTATGGGTTTTAGGCTTAGCAAAAAAAGGATACTCGAGATAGTTCTATCGGTCCTGCTCGCCTTGATTTTCGGGGCGGTGATGGGATGAGCTGGATCGACAAAGAGTACTGGTACTTACTTTGGGTATTGCTGGTAGGGCTCATTGGCGGGGCCTTGGGGCTGCTCGACGACGACGGAAAACCAAGAAAACATCGCACGAAATGGGCGTTTCTTGCTGCCACTCTTACCGCGGCGTTTCTTTGCGGTGCAACGTTTTCAATCGTGAAATTTTTTATACACGATATTGAATTTTCGCTAGGCGTCGGGGGCATTGTAGCATTTATGGGCGGAGGTTGGGTGCGTAGAAAGATCGACAAGGCCGCAAACAAAAAGATAGAGAGCCTAGGCACAGAGGGCGGCTGTGCAAAGAGCGAATACGAAGAGGAGCTAAGATGAGCGACAAAGAGATCCTAGAGAGCTTGCGAGCAAACCGCACATGCTGCATCGTTTATACGAGAGTGATGGGCTATCATCGCCCGGTAGAGAGCTTTAACCTCGGCAAAAAAGGCGAGCATAAGGAGCGCATAAAATTTAAAGAAAGGACAAAAAATGAAACTTACGATACGCAGATATAAAGACATCGAAGACGGAACGATCGGGAAATTTGAGCTGGCGGGCGTAAACACCGTGCTGATGACGGGCTACACGTTAGAGCCCGCCGGACCTGATACCACCGAGCGAGGTAAAGATAGGCGCATACCGGCGGGGCTTTATCAGGTGGTTTGGCATCGCTCGCCAAAATTTAACCGCGTGGTGCCAGTGCTATACAACGAGCAAGTAGCGAAAGATCGCTACATAGAGATACATGCGGGCAACTATCCAAAGCATACCGAGGGATGCATACTGGTAGGGAAATGGGCGAACGACGAGGGAGTGTTTGAGAGTGTCAAAACGCTAGAAGCTTTGCTTAGTTTTATCCAGGGCAAGGATTTAGAGGTGGAGATCTTGAACGAATTTAGATAGTTCTAAACACCGATTAACCATTAGAGAATAACTTAAGTCCCACTGAAATGAGAATTGGCGATTTTACGGTTTTTCTCATTTCAATGAAATTCTTTTTCTCATTTCAGTTGGCGGTTTATAAATTTGCGTACGC